TGGAAAAGAATTCTACGATCTTTCACACGATCTACAAATGGAAGTCTATACTATCGCTTTAGATATGATTGATAGTGGTGGACATGCTGAGGGCGGAAGAGTTGGATATGGTCTTGGAAGCTTTGTTAAAAAAATAGGTAAAGGTATTAAAAAAGTTGTTAAGTCACCAGTAGGTAAAGCTGCATTATTAACTTTAGGTGGCGCAGGTCTTATGGGTGCAGGTCCCCTAGGAGGAATGCTGGGAGGAGCTGGACAAGGTATAGCTGGTTTCTTTGGTAAAGGAAGTTTTAATCCATTTAAAGCTTTGATAGGTCAAGGAACAGCTGATATGGGTTTAGGTCCAAGTAAATTTGGACAAATGTTAGGCAAAATGGGTACAGGTTCTAAAGTAGGAATAGGTACCGCACTAGCTACTTATCTTGGAAGTCAAGGTATGGAAGAAGAACAAATTGAAGAAGTTCAAAGAGATCCAAATAAACTAAGACCTTACTTAAGAGACTTATTTAAAAAATTAAATCCTAGTTTACCTGATGGACAAATAGAAGAAATGGTTGAAACAAATGTATCTGAATACGCGACTGGTGGAAGAGTAGGTTTAAAGGATGGATTCCTACCAACCCCTCAAAACGAACCAGATTTTAGAGAACATGCACAACAAAAAGCTACTCAAGTGGAGAACCTGCGGATGATAAATAAAAGACATGGGGACCTTAGTGCCTATATTGATAGTATGAAACAAGGGGAAAATACAGACAAATTAAGAAAAAAATTAATGGAAGAAACTAAAGACGCTATTGCACGAGCTAAGGGTGAAAGAAGTTTCGCTCAAGGCGGAAGAATTGGATTAGCTGATGGCTTTCCTAACATGGACGAGTACATGTACAGAAGAAGAATGATGGAGTGGATGAATCGCGATAATAAGATGAGAGAAGAATATGAAGAGGATAAAAGGAAACATAAGGTAAAAGAACAAAAAACCATGGTAGCTGATGGCGGAAGAATTGGTTTAGCTTTAGGATCTGAAGACACGGCTCAGGCAGCAAGCCTTCTAGGTAATTTACCTCTTAGACAGAATTCAGCTGGAATTAGTGAATTAGATCTTAGAGAAACAGGTGGATTTATTCCTCCAGTTGGTGTAAAAGAAAAAGCAGATGATGTCCCAGCGATGTTATCTAACAATGAATTTGTTTGGACGGCAGATGCAGTAAGAGCGGCCGGAGGCGGAAGCGTTAATAAGGGTGCTCAAATATTACACGATCAAATGAAACAATTAGAGAGTAAGGTAGTTTAATGGCTGAAGAAGTAACATCAACACGAGTATTACCACCAGAGTTTATAGAAGCTGCTGGTAAAACATTTTTAAGTGATCTAGCAACAGCGACAGGTAAATTTAAAGAGGCTGATTTAAGTAAAATATATGGTCCACAATTTGTGGCTGATATGGATGCTTTACAAAAACGAGCACAAACATTAGCTGAAAAAGGTATAGGTGCATATGAACCTTATCTTAAAACAGCTGAAGGTTATGCAGCTCCAGATGCTTACAAACAATTTGAATCTCCTTATCAAAAAGATGTCATTGATGCAACTATGCAAGAATTTGACATACAAGCTCAAAAAGGTTTACCTTCATTAAGAGCTGGAGCAATTGGTGCAGGTGCATTTGGTGGAGGAAGAGAAGGAGTTCAATTAGCTAATTATCAAACAGGGAGCGACAGAAACCGAGCGGCTTTACAGGCAAATCTATTATCACAAGGATTTACACAAGCACAAAATTTAAGACAACAAGCTTTACAAAATCAATTAAACTTCGCCTCTCAAGGACAACAATTCAGGGGTCAAGATATAGCTGCCCTTTCAACTATGGGTGCATTAAATCAAGCTCAAAGACAAGCAGCTCTAACAGCGCAACAACAATTATTACAAAAACAGTTAATGCAACCTTTAACTGCAGCACAAACTTATGGATCTGGAGTTACGAGTTTAATTGCTGGATATCCAGGTCAAACATCTCAAATCACTGCACCTGGTCCAAGTGCAATAAATACAGCGTTAGGAGCAGGGACAACATTAGCTGGAATTTACAGAGCGTTTAATCCTCAACCACAAAATTTTACTTTTCAACAGGCGTAATAATGAGCAGAACTTTTAAAAGACCAATGTTTAGAAAAGGCGGAAACGTCGGTACAGGTATCATGACTGGTATTGTTGATAGATCTATGCACAAAGATAATCCAATTGTAAGTTCAGAGCCAGTAGATTACGAACAAAGATTTATGGAAAAAGTAGTAGGAGCGGGAGGCTTACCTCAAGGTATGGATCCTTTAACTTCTTATTTACTAGCAGCTGGTCCACAAATTTCTAAGTCTACTTCATTTGCTGACGCTATTGGTAACTTAGAAGGGCCTAATAAAGCTTTAATAGAGCAACAAAACAAGAGAGCAGAATTAATTAGAAACTTAAAAACAGGTGCAGCGCAGTTTGGTTTAGAAGGTGAAATGCAAAGAGATCTTCAAACACAAAAAGACAAGTCCGATAAAGAATTATTACAAATGCAAATTGATGCGGGTAGATTTGGTGATAAAGCCGCTATGGATCCATTTAAAATTTCATCTTATGAAACGTTTAGAAAAGCTGGTGATAGTCATACAGTTGCTACAAATAAAGCAAACTATGACGTAGACTTTGAAGGAAAACTAATAGAAAAAATTGACCGTAAAAGATTAGGAGGGGTTATAGAGCAAGATATCTCTACTGACGAGAAATTTAGAAAATGGGCTACAAATGAAAGAGGAGGATCTAAAATAGGCAAAGTTTTCTTTGATCCTGTAGATGGTATATTCAAACAATTAATACAAACTGAACAAGGAATTACATTTAAACCTTTTGGTAGAACAGTAGAATCAGTAACTTTAAAAGAAGAAGTTAAAGAAGATGTACCCATAAGCCCTAAAAAACCTCGTCCAGATATTTTCTCCCCTGATGTAGAAGACGCTATGGCATAGGGAGCTAAATGGCTGTATTTAATCCCATCATTCCCGCAGAGCAAGATAATGAAGTTAGTTGGTACAAAGCAGGTGCCGCTGGTATAGCTTCAGGTATTCTTAAAGTTCCTGAAGGAGTTTTTTCATTAGCGGCAGAACTTATTGATTTAGGTTTAGACACAGATACAGCGGCAGACGTAGAACAATTTTTTGACAAATTAAATCCCTTTGAAGAAGTAGCAGAACAACATGGAGCCGGCAGATTAACTGAGGCTTTAACTTCAATTGGTATTCCCGGAACTTATGGATTTAAGCTAGGAAGTAGATTAGCTAAAGGTTATATGGATGCTAGAAAAGCTGGTAAGCTTGCAAGCATAGGAAGAAATAAAGCATCTGCAGAATGGTTTAAAAAAGGAGACCTTGCTAAAAAATTAAATAAACAAGCAGGGACTGCGCGATTTGCTGCAGGGACTTTAGGAGGTGCAACAGGGGAAGTTTTTGTTGCAGACGTAGAAGACATTGGAAGTTTTGGAGAATTATTTGACAGTGGACCTACTCGATTAGATAGATGGGAAACTCGAGGCCGAGAAGATGCAGCTCGTAAATTAATGAACAGGGTTAAATTTGGTAGTGAATCTTTATTGGTTACTCCCTTTGTAGCTGGTGCAGGTAAAACTATTAAAGCTATGGGCAATAAAGGAAAAGAGTTAGCCTATAGTGATTCTGCTGTAGAAAGATGGATTAATAAATTTGTTGAAGCCGTAACACCTGAAGGCGCTTTAACTAAAGAAGTATTTGGTTCTCAAAGAGTAATGGAAGGATTTAGAAATTCTGATGCTAATAGAGCAACAGAGTTAGTAAAAAATTTAACTCGAAGTATAGATAAAGCATTTCCTCAAATGCAAAAAGTTTTAGATAGAAGTTTAACTTCTAAAGAAAAAGATTCTTTTTTAAAAGAAGTTAATGAAATGATATTTGACGGCGATGTAACTGATATATGGAATCCTAAAAAAACCAATCAATTGGTCACTACATTAAAAAACAAAGGAGTAGATAAAAATACCGCAACTGAAATAGTAAATGTTTTAACTGAGGCACGTCAAACTTTTTCTAATTTAATTGACACTGTTGGAAAATATGATGGACAAGATGAATTAGTTAAACTTTTAAAAACTAGAATTAAAGATTATACAGGGAATACATACAAAATATTTGAACAGAATCCTATTCTAGGAATCTTTGGTAGATATAAACCAACCGATGAAGTTAAGGAAGCAGCGGGTAATTACTTTAAAAATTTATTACGTAAAGATAATCCAAAGATGGCATCAAGTACCGCGGAACAAGAATCAAGACAACTTGTAGAAAAAATTTTAGAAGATGGAGTAAAGGTTTCTAAGTCTAGAGTGACAGTGCCAGATGCAAATTATGTTAAAAAAACTTTAGAGGATATGGGTTATGAGAGATTCATAGATGATGTAATGGACGGCACAGGGGCTCCTAATAAAGTTGTTAAAAAACTTTTAGGGGAAATGTCAGATCCACGATATTCAATTTTTAATTCAATAACTCATTTATCTGGAATGGCTAGAATGAGCGCCATGCTAGATGAAATGGGACAAACTAATGCCTTGGTACAAAAAGAAGCAGGTCCAAGTAAAGGTTCTTTTTGGAGAAGTGAAAAAGAAGCTATCGATGCTACCAATGGCGTAGCCGATATAGTTTCGGTTAATAAAATTATGGGGGAGCTTACAAAATTTAGAGGAGGAAATTTAGTAAATCCTTTAGCTGATATGTGGACTACTAGACCTATGGCCGAAGCTTTAGCAAGAGCCAACTCTCTTAAAGAAGGATATTTTACAGCAGCTGTTAGAGGAAGAGAAGGTGCAACTGGAACAGAAAAGGGAATGACTTGGTTATATAGAAATTTATTACTACTTCCTAAAGCCACAGCTCAGTTAGCTAAAACTGTTTTATCTATCCCTACTCACTTACGTAATTTGTTAAGTGCTGGTGCATTTGCGGCAGCAAATGGAATTTTATTTGAAGGACTTCTTAACCCTAAATTATTAGGTCAATCTTTTAGAAAAGGTTGGACTATTTCAGGGGTTAATCCTTTTAGAGGATCAAGATTTAATGATAAAGAATTTGAAAAAGCTTACCGAGAATTATTAGAATTAGGAATTGTAAACTCTCAAGTTCAAATAGGAGATTTAAAAAACTTAATGAGAGATGTTAAGTTTGGAGATAAGATTGCAGATGTAGACGCTGTCTTAAGACCAATGATGGCTAAGCTTAAAAAAGTACCTGAATATTTACAAGGCAAGTATGTAGCAGAAGATGACTTTTGGAAAATTACAAATTACTTTGTTGAATTAAATAGAAGAAATGATGCATATAAAAAAGCCGGTATTAATAAACCTCTTAGTGAATTAAAAAAAGAAGCAGCGGATATAGTTAAAAATACTGTTCCTAACTATTCTTATGTTGGAGAGTATGTAAGAGCAGCTAGACTTTTACCGGTAGGTAACTTCATGTCGTTCCCTTCAGAAATGATTAGAACAACTACAAACATTGGTGAACAAGCTATAAAAGAAATGAAACACATACCTGGACGAGGAGAAATAATTAGAGGTAGTGATATTGCTCCGGTGGTTTATATAGAAGGAAAAGGTTTTGTAAGTAATAATAATCCAATGTACAGAATTGGTGTAACTAGAGCGACAGGTATGGCATTTACTTTAGGAACCGTTCCCACAATGATGGTAGAAGGAGCTAAGACTTTATACAACGTAACCGAAGATGAAATTAATGCTTTAAGACAATTCGTACCTGAGTGGTCTAGAAACTCTACACTTATTCCTATTCGTGATGATAATACAGGGGAATTAAAATATATAGATTTTAGTCACTCTAATGCATATGATTTAATGTCTAGACCTTTTAGAACATTAGCTAATGAAATTGCTGCATCTACAAAAGATGGTGACACTATCTTAGCTGGTTTTGCTAAAGGTGCTGATGAAGCATTAACTGAAGTAGCCGCCCCTTTTATTGATGAATCGATTTGGACAACGGCTGCAGCTGACATAAATTTATATCCATTTATTCCAGGTAGAGGAGGGCGAACAAAAGATGGAAGAATTTTATATACGGATCAAACATCATTAGGAGACAAGCTCCATATTAAAGGTGCACATTTATGGAAGGCATTAGAGCCTGGAGGATTTAGACAATATGGTAGAATGGCAAGATCACTTACTGACACCCCTACTAAAACCGGTGAATTTTTAGAAGGAAAAACTTTAGGAATGAACGATCAAATGCTGGGTCTTGTAGGATTCAGACCTGTAGGTGTTGAGCCTTTAAAAGCAATGGGTTTTAAAATTGCAGAATATCAAAGAGGGATAAGGGAAGCGAGAAGAGAATTTACAGGTGGATATTTTGGATTATTAAAAGGAGGACCTATTAAACCTAATGACATTATTAAAAGATATGTTGCATCAAATGCAGCTCGATTTAATGTTCAGCAAGAAATGTTTAAAAATATAACGGCAGCCAATATTTTAGGAACAACTAGAGGAGAGCTACTAAGAGAATTTAGAGATAGACAAATTTCTCCAGATACTTATTTTAATTTACAAAAAGGAAAGTTTGAACCCTACTATCCGTCTGATGATATTCAATTAAGATTTGCGGAAATAGCGAGAGACTTAGGAGATGTAAATGTATTCAATGAAGTAAGACCTGCATTACAGCAAATTAGAAGAGAATTAAGTCAATTAACTTTAGATGATAATTTTGAAATTAATGTAAGTGACTATATTGAAGAAACAGAAATCCAGACACCACCGCTACCTCAAACAGTTACATCTGCTCAACCTAATACCGGAGTAATAACACAGGGACAAAATATTCTTAATCAAGGAATGAACGCTCAAGCTAATTTAACGGCGAATGGATTAACTACAAGTGAGAATGCATTGTTGAGTGAAGAAGAAAAACAAATACGTCTAAGACAAAGAGGAATTACAACCTAATGGATATCAAACCTAAAACTACCAGAGAACATATCCTTTCGCTTTATGGCCACATCAAAGGCCTAAAGAAATCACAATATCATATGCATAATGGAATTCACGATTTGGGCGGCAAGATAGACAGGATCTATTGGGTATTATTAGGCACGGTGGGGGCTGTGTCACTAGTTCTTTTAGAAAGAATACTAGATATAAAGGGTTTTATTTTTTAGTTTGTAAATTTTAATTTACAAATTATTTACACGATTTACAAAATCATTTGATTTTTTTATTGCACGTTGACTATAAGTAAATTAGTAGTCAATTATGGAAAAACCGGGAGCACATACTATAACTTCAAACTGCGTCGTACATGATGATACTCATGGATGGGGTGGTTAAATCCAATCTCTTAATTCTTCGCCCATAACTTCGGTAGCAATATTCATTTTATTTCTTAAAGACTTTTGAACTTTTAAATCAATAGTTTCATCAGCAACTAAATCAATATAAGTCATCGGTTTAGTTTGACCAATACGATCTATACGTGCTTCTGATTGTAAACGTTTCTCTAAATCATAACCATTAGAATAATAAATCATAGTACTAGCTGAAGTAAGAGTAATTCCATAACCACCTGTTTGAGTTGTACCTACAAAGAATCTACACTCGGGGTCTTCTTGAAATCTTTTAATATTTTTTTGTCTATCTTCCTGCGGAGTTAGTCCATAATAATCTACAACCGAATTTTCTCCATGTTGTTTTTTTATTTCTCCAATAATTCTTTGAACATCTTTTTGATAGAATGACCAGATAACACATTTACCAGATAGTTCATAAATAATATCCATTAGCTCAGTTAATCTATTACAAGGAAGCTCTTGAGTTTTACCATCATCCGTAGCGTGATAACCACATGATATTTGATGAAGTCTTAATAGCTGCACCATTACTGTAGAAGTAGAACATACTTTTCCCTCTAATTCTGAAATGGCATACTTTCTCATTTCTTTATAAAGTTTTTTCTGTATATCAGTTAATTGAATATGACGAGTTACATAAGTCTTAGGTGGTAAATCTAAACAATCATCTTTTAAAACTCGTTCACTAAAGACGGCTATCTTTTTTTCTAATTCTGGTAAGTTTCTTCTATTGGGTCCAATTGGAACGCTTACACTTCTAGAGCCTAAGTTCATAGTTTTCATTATACAATAATGAGCACGATACGCCCAAAAAGAATCAAACCCCAAGAGCCATGCATCAAGAAACTGAGCCTGACTCCATAAATCTAATGGAGAATTAGTAATAGGTGACCCTGTTAAAATTCTTCTATATTTAGTTAAAGGTTTTAACTTTAAAATATTACCAGTTCTTTTGGCCTTAGGATTTTTAATTGTAGTTGATTCATCAATTGCCATCATCGCTTTATGGGAATTCAAAAATCTTTTAGCAAACTCACATCCAAAGGGATAAGAAAAAGCTTCTACATTCATTATAAGAATATGAAAGTCTGTTCCAGTGGAAAACAAAGTATTTAATTTTTTAACCTGCTCTCCAGATTTATCAGAGGTTTTCCAAAGGACTACTTTCTTTTCTATGTGATCGGGAAGGTGTTGAGGAATTTCTTGTTCATACCAATTTTTATATACACCTTTAGGAGCAATCAAAAGTAATCCATTAATTTCTCCCCTATCATAGAGCATCGCACAATTATCTAATAATACCTTAGATTTACCTGTCCCCATTTCCATAAAATAGGCAAAATACTCTTTATCCCAAGAGCGCTCTAATGCTTTTAATTGATGCGCGTATGGCTTTGTTTTAAATTTATAATTCATATCTATTTACTTTTGCTTTCTAATTGTTATATATTAGCTGAAAGTAAAAAAGTCAAGATGCAAACAGAATTTGATATTAATATAAAAGACAATTTCATAGAGCCTAAAATATTTAAATCTATTTACGACAAAATACCATTTTATGGGTATTCAGATTCTTCTCATCGATATACCCATGATACAGCTGGAGAAATTAAAACAACACCATTTGGAAATGAACGTCATATATGGTTTGGAACAAGTGCTGAACCAGAGATAGCCGATTATATTAGAAAAAGATGTGAAAAATTGTATAACAAAAAGTTAGAACTAAGATATTGTAGTTATACGCTGGTACTACCACGTGAGAAACCAATGGTTCATTGTGATGCAAGGGATACTTGCACTCATCAAATAATTGTATATATTAGAGGAGATAGAGGGTTACATAGAGGAACAGGTTTTTATACTGAAGTAAATAATAAATATGAGTTAAATACTCATATTGGTTTTAATGAAAACAGAGCTATCTTTTGGTATTCTCCTGTATTTCATAGCCCATTAACGTGGTGTGATGAAAATAAAAGTAAAAGATATTCTATCATAGCTCAATATAAAGAGATTAAATGAGCAAAGTTTATTTAATACAAGAAATCCCAGGCTCTAGTAGAGGAGAGCCTAAATATAATATTGTAGGTGCGCAGAAATATGGCGACATCGTGACAATGCTTCCAGAGTTTTCACAAATGATAATGTCACCTGGTCCTTTAGTTATGAAACTTAGAACGCTTCTAAAAGACTTTACTGAAAATGATTATCTTTTATTATCAGGCGACCCTGCAATCATAGGTGTAGTATGTTCAATTGTGGCAGATACAACTAATGGTAAGTACAAACTTTTAAAATGGGATCGTCAAGAAAAAACTTACTATCCAATCGAAATAAATATTTTTCAAAAATAGTTGACAATCAAAATATCTCCTATATATAAGTAGTGCGATTATAAATTAAACTATTAAAACACTAAGGAGACATAATGAAAGACATTGATCTAAGAGCAGATGCACCTAATCAGGTGTCACAAGTAAACCCCGACCAACTATCTAAAGAAATAAATACTCTTCAAGACATTCAACAAGAGATATTTAATCAAGAAGAAAAACTTAAAGAATTAAAGGAACGCGAAAAATATTATTCTGGAATGATAATTCCCGATTTAATGCAACAACTTAATCTTAAGACTTTAACATTACAAGATGGGTCACAGATAGAAGTTAAAAATATATTTGGTGCTTCAATCATTGCTGATAAAAAGCAAGAAGCACATAACTGGCTTCGAAATAATGGACTGGGAGCGATTGTGAAAAATGAAATCACAGTTAAGTTCGGTCTAAACGAAGATAACAAGGCGGAGCATTATGCGACCCTTGCAAGAGGACAAGGTTATGAGCCCGACCGTAAGGTTGCAGTTCATGCCTCAACTCTTAGAACAACTCTGGAGGATTTCCATACACGTGGTGGTAAAATTCCTTCAGAGTTTTTCAGAACGTTTGAAGGAAATCAAACGAAAATAAAAACCAAAAAATAAACTACTAAACCAACAAACTAACAAAGGAGTAAAAATGGAAAAAGAAGTAGTTAAAAAGAATAGTGCAGGTGCACTAGCTAATATCAATCTCAGAGCGGACTCAGGTAAGGGTTCTGAAGAAATTAAATCGGACGATGTATCGACTCCGATATTAAAAATTCTTCATCAACTTTCCCCTGAATGTAATGAGAGAGATCCTAAACATGTATCAGGGGCAAAACCAGGAATGATCTATGCATCAGGCTTCGGGCAACTGATTGAGGGAGATAAAGGTCTTGATATAGTAGTGGCTCATGCACAAACTAGATATCCTGAATGGCAGGAGAGAGGCGATAGTGCTTCTGCTCCAGTTGGAACTCACTTAGAGATTCCAGATGATGCTGTTGAGGAGAGAAATGGAAGATACAGATTATCAAATGGTAATTATGTTGAGAAGACTGCATACTTTTATGTACTAGCAATAGTGGGTAACGAGTTAAAACCAGCGGTTGTTCCAATGAGATCTTCTAATCTTACTCCAGCTAGAGAGTTGAATAATCTGATTAAGAATTTAAGATTCACAGATTCAGACGGCTCTTTTAATCCTGCAACATATTCAGCGGTTTATAAATTAAACACGATGGGTAAAACAGCGGGGAGTAAAAGCTGGCATGTCTATAAACCATCAAGAGTTAGAAATCTTGATGTTACTAATAAGGATGATGCATCTATCTATGAGGTAGCGGCACAACTTCAGAAATCAGTTTCTAAAGGGGTGGCTAAACCAAAATACGATAAGACTCAACCTAAACAGGACATAGTCTAATTCCCTTATGGGATACTTGCAAGAAGGGCGGGGAAGCGAGAGTGGATCCGCCCTTATAAAAAATATATGAAAGAATTTGCACAATATTTTAATGGACTAGAAAGAGACTTTGGTTTTTGTAACGTTGAGAATGGTTATATTGAACCTGAAAGTGGTAAATTAAAATTTGAACCAGGTGATTATGGTTGGGCCAAACGCCCTATTACTATCCAAGATTATGAAGATCATTTAGGTGGAAGAAAAGCAATTGGAATCCAAGCGTGTGATGATAACTCTCAAGCTAGTTTTGGAGCAATAGATATTGATCCGAAAGATTATAAAAATTTTGATCTTCAAAAATATTTAAAAGTTATCGATGAAAAAAATTTACCAGTTATTCCAATAGAATCTAAAAGTGGGGGGCTTCATATTTACGTCTTTACTAAAGAAAAAGTTCCTACCACTTTAATAAGAGAGTTCTTATCCAATTTACTATTTTTATTTAAGCTTCCACATAATACAGAAATTTTTCCTAAACAAACTACACTAGGTATGAATCAAAATAATGAGAAAACATCTGGAAGTTTTATAAATCTTCCTTATTACAAAAGTATTGAAAGACGGGCATACAAACCCGACGGCACTAAGATGGATCTTGCTGAATTTATAAAGGTTGTTGGTCTAAATCTCCAAACTAAAACTAGCTTAAAAGATATAAGTGTAAAAAAAATAAATGAAATTATAACAGGTGGGCCAGAGGAATTTAATGACGGACCACCATGTCTTCAAATGATATGTAAAGAGATTGAGGAGAGTGGAAAAAAATTAAAAGATGAAAGAGATAGATTTTTATATAACTATATGGTGTTTGCGAAAAAGAAATTTGCAGAGGTTTGGGAAAAGAAAGTATTAGAAGCAGCTAGAAAATATATTGAATATGATGATGTGTGGGGAGATAGTAAAGTAAATGAAAAAATAAAATATTGGAAGAATGAAACTAAAGGATTTAAATGTAGTGACTTACCTATTTCATCTTATTGTGCGAAGGGAACTTGTTTAAGGAGAAAGTATGGCGTAGGTAGCCATCGGAGTACCACCTGGCCAGAATTATCTGGGTTAATAAGAATTAATTATAAACCCGAGCCAGAATTTATGGTCAATGTAAATTTAGAAAGTGGGAAAGTTAAACAAGTACATGCAAAACATATTAAAAAGATTGCTGAGATGAAAGAAATGAGAGCTTTAATTGCAGAGCAAACTTCAGTATTTCCACCTATAATTAAAAATCAAGAGTATCAAATAATTTTAGATGGCCTCTGGGCCAACATGGAAAACTTAAAACCTGTAGCAGGGACTAATCCAATTGATATGTTAAAAAAATATGTCATTGATTATGTAAATGGACCTCAGGCTACTACTTTTGCTGCGTTTAAAAGTGGTGCTGTTCTAAAGGATGAAGAATTTTATTACTTTGATTATGATAAATTTTATGAAGAGATAAGAAGAAATGAATGGAGTAAAGATAGATCACGTACAGGTACGATGATCAAACAATTTTTCAAAGGAGACTTTGATTGCCAAAAAAGATTTCCCAAAAAAGAAAATGAGAAATCTTTCCCACCATTAAGGGTTTTAAAACTACCAATAACTGATTTGGAAAAAGAAGAAATTCCAGATGAGAAAATACAAATAGAAGATAAGGAGAATATAGTATGACGACACCAGTACCAAGTGTATCTGTATGTATGCCTGCATATGATACGATGCAAGTAGCAACATGTTTATCATTAATTAAATTAATGGATAAATTTACAACAGCTAAAATAAAATCAACCATTAATACTTTTAAAAGTCCGTATGTTGGATATGGAAGAAACGTATTGACTGCAATGTTTTTAGAATCGGGAATGGATTATCAATTATTTATTGATGCTGATATGGAATTTGAACCAGGGATTGTAGGAAGAATGATTGTAGCGCAGAAAGATGCCATCTGTGTTCCTTACAGAAAAAAAACTCAAGATCAATCTGTAAAATTTTCTGTAGAATTTAAAGATCATCAAAATATAAATGTTGATAATAAAGGATTGGTTGAATTGATTAGAGGCCCTGCGGGTATGACTTTAATTCATAGACGTGTCTATGAACGATTAATGAAAGACTTACCTCATTTAAAAATAAAACAAAAAGAAATAATATCACCGGAAGCAAATAATTATTTTTATAATTTCTGGGATACTACGTTTGATAAAGATGGAATGTGGTGGGGAGAGGATGTTCACTTCTGTAATTTAATTAAAGGAGCAGGTTTTAAATTATATGGTGTAGCCGATGGAGAAACCACTCATCATGGTTATTTTGGATGGAATGGTAAATTAATTGATTCATTTAAAAAAGCCAATGGAAAAGATAAATAAAATATATGGACCTCCAGGTACAGGTAAAACTTTTAGACTCCTAAAAAGAGTTAAAGCTTACATCAGAACTGGAACACCTTACCATAAAATAGGTTACTTTGCGTTTACCAAAAAGGCTGCGGGGGAAGCAAGAAACCGAATAGGTGTCTCGGACAAAAAAGTTCCATACTTTCAAACTCTACATGCTTTTTGTTATCATTTAATTGGATTAACTGATGAACAAGTTATGCAACCCTACCACTATGAAGAACTTGGTAAAAAATTAAACATTCGTGTAAACTTCTCTGATAAATATAATGAGGAAGAAACTCATTTTCTTACATGTGATAATCCATATTTTCAATTAATAGGAAGAGCCATTAATAGAGGAATTAGTATACGTGAAGAGTTTGATAGAAATGAGCATGATAAAAAAGAAATAGATTGGGATGTGTTAAAACATATAGCACTTAATTTAGAGGAATTTAAAAAAAAGAATTCTATTTTAGATTTTAATGACATGATTGAAATGATTATAAATATTTCACCGGAGAAGATGCCTTCCTTTAAAGCCATCTTTATTGATGAAGCACAAGACTTATCACCTTTGCAATGGAAACTTTACGATAAATTAAAAAACCATTGTGAACAAATCTATCTAGCTGGTGATGATGATCAAGCTATCTTTGCCTGGGCCGGAGCTGATGTTAATAGATTTATTAATGAGCCAGCTAAGGAACGTGTTTTAAGATACTCGCGTAGAATATCAAGAGCCGTGCAACAGGAATCACAAATACCAGTGAATCGTATAGCAGGCATCAGGAAACATAAAGAATATCTTCCACGAGCGCAAGAGGGTCTTGCGTCTACGATTAGTAATCTAGGTCAAGTTGATCTTACCACAGGTAAGTGGCTTATTCTCACTAGAACTAAAAGTAATCTCTTGGAAATTATGAAAGAATTAAAAAAGAAAAATTTATATTATCAAAGTAATAAAGGAAAAAGTTTTAAGGTAGGATTACATAATGCGGCTGTTGCCTATACTAAATGGACAATGGAAGGAGTATTAGAATCTAAAGAAATAAATGAAGTAAGAGAATATATTCCTAATGGAAATTGGGACGCTAAGATCCCCTGGTATGATATTTTTGTAGCTGACCAAAAAGAAATTTTATATTTAAGAAATTTATTAAGTACAGAGGAAAAATTAAATGAACGAGCAAGAATTTGGTTATCCACTATTCATGCTTCAAAAGGTGGAGAAGAGGATAATGTAATTTTATCTTTACATCAAGGAAGAAAAGTTCAAAAGGGAATTAGATTAAGTATTGACAAACAAGATGAAGAGAATAGAGTGTGGTATGTTGGCATTACGAGAGCAAGAAATAATCTATATAAATTAAAAAGTAAAAAGAAATTAAAGGAGTATCAGCTATGACCAATAAAAATATATTTGATGACGCATTTCCACAAGATAAGCAGGTGGGAGGAAGTCATTATAAAAAATTTAAAATTCAACCCTATGAATTTATTTCAAAGAATAATCTTTCTTTCTTTCAAGGGAACGTTGTAAAATATGTTTGCAGATATTTATTTAAAAATAAAGTAGAGGACTTGGAAAAAATAATTCATTACTGTGAATTAGAAATTAAAAAAATGAAAGATACTAAATGATATTACCCGCTACAGAATGGGTTGCACATACAGAATACCCAGACTTAAGATCTCATGACGAAATAGCAATTGACTTAGAGACACGTGATACAGAATTAAAATCTCGAGGATCAGGCGCTGTAGTAGGTAGAGGAGAAGTAGTAGGAATAGCTGTTGCCACTTATAATGACAGTTGGTACTTTCCTATTGCTCATGGAGAAGGACCTAATATGGATAGGGCAAAAACTTTAGAGTGGTTTAAAGATATTCTTGAGTGCCCTGCTACAAAAATATTTCATAATGCTATGTACGACGTATGTTGGATTCGTAATTTAGGTTTAAAAATCAATGGTTTAATCGTTGATACTATGATTGCTTCTTCTTTATTAGATGAAAACAGATTCTCTTACACCTTAAATACTTTAGCATGGCATTTTTTAAATGAAGGAAAAAATGAAAGAGCATTAAACGAAGCAGCCAAAGCTAGAGGTATTGATCCTAAAAAAGATATGTGGATGTTACCTGCTCAAGAGGTAGGTGCTTATGCAGAGAAAGATGCTACTTTAACTTTTAAGTTGTGGCAACACGTTAAAAAATTATTAATTGAAAATGATCTGCAGGATATATTTAATCTTGAGACAGATCTTTTCCCTTGTCTTGTGGACATGAGATTTCTTGGAGTGAGAGTGGACGTTCAAAGAGCGACTGAATTAAAAAAAGAATTGACCAGAAAAGAAGAAAGATTAATCCACCAAGTACAAATAGAAACAGGAATAGATACTCAAATATGGGCAGCAAGATCGATTGCCAAAGTTTTTGAAAAATTAAAACTACCTTACGAACGTACAACAAAAACTGATTCTCCTTCATTTACAAAAAATTTTCTTTCTAATCATGAACATCCAATAGTGAAGATGATAGCAGAAGCTAGAAAAATTAACAAGGTCAATACAACCTTTATAGATACTATTTTAAATTTTGAACATAGCGGGAGAATTCACGCGGAAATAAATCAGATAAGATCTGATGATGGAGGAACGGTTACAGGTAGATTTTCTTACCAGAATCCAAACCTACAACAAATCCCTTCGCGAGATCCAGATACAGGACCATTAATTAGATCTTTATTTATTCCAGAGGAAGGATGCCAGTGGGGTTGTTTTGACTACTCGCAACAGGAACCAAGACTTGTAGCACACTATGCTTTAAAATTTGGTTTACCCTCAGTCAATACTATTGCCGACTCTTATGAGAGTGATGCTTCAACAGACTTTCACAGAATTGTTGCCGATATGGCCGACATTCCTCGATCGCAAGCTAAGACAATTAATTTAGGATTATTTTATGGAATGGGTAAAGCAAAGCTTCAAGCAGAATTAGGTGTAACTAAATCTAAAGCCGAAGAACTTTTTGATAGATATCATTCTAAAGTTCCATTTGTAAAACAATTAATGAATAAGATTATGAACGCAGGTTCAACTAAAGGTCAGATTAAAACTTTATTAGGGAGACGATGTAGGTTTCCTAAATATGAGCCAATCTTACGTGGCAGTGATTGGGGAAAATACGTACCCGCTGAGGATCAAGAAAGAATGTTAGAGCTTCAACAGATGGGAGAATTTTTAAAAGACGAAGAGGGAGAATTAATAAAAGATACAGATGGAAATCCACATAAAAATTATTGGCATAACAATCCTACACGTAGGGCTTTTACATACAAAGCTTTAAATAAATTAATTCAAGGTAGTGCGGCGGATATGACCAAGAAAGCCATGTTGGATTTATATAAAGAAGGAATTCTTCCCCATATTCAAATACATGATGAATTAGATATTTCAGTTGATGGTAATCAAGAAAAAATAAGAGAAATAATGGAAAACGCGGTTGACTTAGAGTTGCCTAATAAAGTAGACTGCGAACTTGGACCAAACTGGGGTACAATAAAATAGGAGGACATAATGATTAAAAAATATATAAATCAATTTATGATCTGGCAATTACATAACAGAAGAGAACTTGTTTGTTTTGCAGCCGGTGTAATAATTGGTGCAATAATATTATAATGAAAAGTCATGGCTTATTTAAATGCGAATATACCTGTGACTTATGCACAGATCAGGAGAGAGTATCTCTATGATCTTAAAGCTCATCATGGTGAAGTTGAAGATTGTATTATCTTCGGCTTCGCTTCGATTACTGGTCGCCCGCTTCTGTTCCATGCAATTATGGAAAATGGTGCAGTCTTCTACCGCTTACCAATCTCTGCATTTATACAAAGAGAATTTGAAGCAAAAGAAGTACCTGGACGTAGGCTTGATGAATTGGAGTTATGGAATTGTTTTAGTTACTATCCTTCTGTTACTTCTTATGATATCTTAGACGGGCAAGCCGGCAAATACTTCGGAAAAGATAAAAAAACGCACACAGGTAAATATTTATTTACTGTTGACTGGGCACATCCAGAGAGTAATATAGTAGATACTGATCATTCAGAAATACCGCACGAACATAAGTGCGCTCATATATTAGCATTAGATGATGGTAATTATGCAGCACAACCTAACAATCGTATACTTTGGGATATACCTTCTTTCACGGTGAAAGATGAAATTCCGGATTGGAAAGTACAGACGAGTGATTGGAACGTAGAAGATAGTAGTAAGTGGAGAACAGAAAACACTGATAACTTCTTTTACGAAATAGAAGAAAAACGTCCCACTACAAAAGAAAATAGTTGGGGTTTTGTTAAGGAGACAAAAGATGAAGTGTGAAAATTGTGGAATGGGATTTGTTCTCACAGGGTATAATATAAAAAGAGAATGTCCTCATTGTGGCCATGTACATGGACCTGAAGCTGTAAAACCAGAGAAGGAAAAAAACATGATCAAAAACCTATGGAAGAAATTCATAGGCTGGCTTTTTAGCTGGCAAAAATGATGGAAAAAATTTTAACGATGTTGGTTGGACTCCTAATTGCATTAGGGGGTTGGAGTCTATCTAGAACTTTTGAACTTTCAACTATCCAAGCGGTGCATGAAGATAAAGTACATAGAATTGAACAACAAGTTTTAAAACTAGAAGATCAAATGGATCGTATGATGGACTCTGATGAAGAGATCATGGACCAACATAAAAAATTATTCGAGAAACTTGAATCAGGCAACACAGGATATAGTTATAACTAATGTCTAAACAACCACTTAACATTTCAGATGAAGCACGTGTACAGATGCCGATGAAGACGGTTGCCAGTTTAATCGCGATGGTCGCGATTGGCACCTGGGCTTACTTCGGTATTATAGAAACTCAAAATAAACTTTCAACACAAGTAGAGTTAATGACAAAAGACTTAACTGAAAACACAGAGTTTAGAATCAAATGGCCGCGGGGCCAACTTGGGTCGCTTCCCGCAGATAGCGAGCAATTTATGATGATCGAGGATTTATACAAGTCCGTGGATAAGTTAAATGCACACATTGAGAACATGGCTTTAAACAAAGTCAACATAGAATTTTTAAGAAAACAAATGGATAAAGTTTTAGAAGATATAGAAGAATTAAAAGA